ATGCGTCAAAAATATGATCAATTTATGGAAGAAGGCAGCCTGATCGTATTGGACGGAACGGTGCTTGACATGATGGTGGTATATGAGGATCTGGATGAGTACATATCCAAGAGCGAATACGATGTGCGCTGCTTTGGCTTTGACCCGTACAATGCAAAAGAGTTCATGGTTCGTTGGGAATCGGAGAACGGTCCTTTCGGTATTGAAAAAATAATTCAAGGGATGAAAACAGAGTCGGTTCCTCTTGGCGAAATTAAAAAACTTTCCGAGGAGAGAATGCTCTTGTTTGACGAAGAGCTGATGACCTTCGCCATGGGCAACTGCATAACGCTTGAGGATACAAACGGAAACCGCAAACTGTTAAAAAAGAGATACGAACAAAAGATTGATGCGGTTGCGGCACTTATGGACGCCTATATTGCTTATAAAGCGAATCGCGAAGCTTTTGAATGATAAAAAGGAGAACATCGATGGAAAATCACATGGGATTTACAAACAGGCTGAAACACGCCTGGAACGCTTTTAATAACAGAGATCCCACGCAATTTTATCGTAATTTTGGCGTAAGCAGTTCGTCGCGTCCTGACAGGCGGGTTTTTACCCGCGGAAACGAACGATCCATTGTAACTTCGGTGTATAACCGGATTGCCGTGGACTGCGCTGGAATTGCCATAAAACATGTTCGGCTTGACGAAAACGGGTGGTTTTTGTCTGAGTATAAGAGCGGGCTTAACAATTGTTTAAAGGTCGAAGCAAACGCCGATCAGACCGGAAGAGCGTTTATTCAGGATGCGGTTATGTCCATGCTGGACGAAGGATGCGTTGCAATTGTTCCGACAGATTTGGATGATGATCCCGATGCCTCCTCATCGTACGGAATTGAGAAAATGCGAACGGCTCAGATATTGGACTGGTATCCCGCGCATGTTCGCGTTCGATTATATAACGAGCAATCGGGCAGAAAAGAAGAAATTGTTGTTCCTAAAAAGACGGTGGCGATTTGTGAAAATCCGCTCTATGCCGTTATGAATGAACCCAGTTCGACCATGCAGCGTCTTATCCGAAAGCTTAATCTTCTCGATATTGTGGATGAGCGGTCGAGCTCGGACAAACTCGATTTAATCGTTCAGCTTCCTTACCTGATTAAAACCGAAATGCGGAGAAACCAAGCGGAGGCCCGGCGCAAAGATTTGGAAAGTCAATTGGCCAGTTCCAAGTATGGCGTCGCCTACATAGACGGGACGGAGCATGTTACCCAATTGAACCGTCCTATTGAAAACAATCTAATAAAGCAGGTGGAGTACCTGACCAGCATGCTGTACAGCCAGTTGGGACTGACACAAAGCATACTGGACGGCACTGCGGACGAAAAGACAATGCTTAATTATTATAATCGAACAATTGAGCCGTTGTTGTCGGCCCTTGCTGAAGAAATGACGAGAAAGTTTTTGACAAAGACTGCCCGGTCACAGCTTCAGTGGATAATGTATTTTCGCGATCCGTTTAAACTTGTTCCTGTTAACGACATTGCGTCAATCGCCGATAAATTTACAAGAAACGAGATTCTAAGTTCCAATGAAATTCGGCAGATTGTTGGAAGAAGACCGGCTGATGACCCCAATGCGGACGAACTCCGGAATAAAAATTTAAATAAATCGAGCGAAGAAGCGCCGTCTGCCGAAAGGGCTGACTCGTCCGAAGATAACGAGGAGAATGATCAAAATGGATAAACCATTGTTCGACTTCGGTGGTTGGGCAACGAGGAGCAATGTAAAGTGTTCCGACGGAAGAACGATACTGAAGGACGCGTTCAAGGAGTGCAACGGCAAAACGGTGCCCCTGGTGTGGGGGCATAAGCACGACCAGCCAGAAGCCGTATTGGGGCATGTTCGGCTTGAAAATCGGGATGAGGGAATATATGCCTACGGCTTGTTTAACGCTTCGGAAAGCGGCCAGAATGCCAAGATGCTCGTAGAGCACGGGGATGTTTCGTCATTGTCTATTTACGCCAACGAGCTTAAGCAGCAAGGCGCAAATGTTGTGCACGGTGCTATCTGCGAAGTAAGCCTGGTTCTTGCCGGAGCAAATCCAGAGGCTTTTATTAACAACGTGATTCGTCACGGAGAAGACGCGGATTTGGAAGAAGCTGTTATTTATACTGGAGAGTATATCACGCTTGCTCATTCACAGGATAATGCAGAACCGGTGGACAAGGAGAACGAATTGAAGCACGCGGATTCAAAAGGGGAACCCAAAAAAGAAACTGTCGCGGATGTTATAGACACATTTAGCGAAAAGCAGAAACTTGTTATGTATGCCCTGGTTGACGAAGCGATTAAACAAACCAAAGAAGAGTATTCCAAAAAAGAAGAGCCTGCCCAAAAAGAAGAGGGCACAAAAAAAGAGGAGGAAACCCCCGTGAAACACAATGTATTTGACCAGAGCCCCGACAAGGATGCCGAAAAGAAGAATTCCCTGAGCCATTCCGATATGATGACAATTATCGATGAAGCAAAGCGTTATGGCAGTCTTCGGGACAGCGTTCTTGCGCACGGTATTACTGATGTTGATTATCTGTTTCCCGAAGCCAAAACACTTACCACGGTTCCAGAATTTGTTTCGCGTCAGATGGGTTGGGTGCGCAACGTTATGGGCGGCGTTCATCATACACCGTTTAGCCGCATTAAAAGCGTGTTCGCTGACATTACTGCCGACGAGGCGCGCGCAAAGGGATATGCGAAGGGCAATTTTAAGATTGAAGAGGTGTTTGGGCTGCTAAAGCGCACCACTACGCCCACAACCGTGTATAAAAAGCAGAAAATGGATCGCGACGATGTTACGGACATTACTGATTTTGATGTTGTGGCGATGCTGAAAAGCGAGATGCGCATTATGCTGGACGAAGAGATTGCGCGCGCAATCTTGACGGGTGACGGCCGTACCGCTGCGAGCGACAGCAAAATTGACGAACAGAATATTCGGCCAATCTGGACGGATTCGGCATTGTTCTCACTTAACAAGGCAATATCCGTTGCCGCAAATGCTACCAGTGACGAACAGGCAAAAGCGTGTATCCGCGGGGTTATCGAGGCGTTTGAAGATTATGAAGGTTCGGGAGACGCGACATATTATGTGACTCCGGGAATGTTGACGAAGATGCTTTTGCTGGAGGACAAGAATGGCAGAATTATCTATGATACGGTGGAGAAACTGCGTACTGCGCTTCAGGTAAAGGAAATCGTGTCGGTTCCGATAATGAAGGGTTTGACCCGCGTGGTTGAGGGCGTTACCCGTTCTTTGGTCGGTATTATTGTTAATCTGAACGATTACAATATCGGTGCCGACAAAGGCGGTTCGGTCAGCCTGTTTGACGGGTTTGATCTTGACTACAATCAGCAGAAGTATCTGATTGAAACTCGGTGTTCCGGCGCTTTGACCAAGCCGCATTCGGCAATTATCGTAGAGACCGTAGTCGGTTGATAATTTAAAAATCAAGTATGCGGACCTTATATTATAGGAGGAAGTAAACATGTATGCTATTTATGAACACGCGGACGATTTGCACGTTGTTGCCCGGCTTGTATATGTAAAATCGACCGACTCGTATGCCTATTCGGATGCTGATAAGACCGCTAAAATTGATGCGGAAACGCTCATTGACGCGTTTAAAAAGGGTGCGCTTGTTGTTGACGGCGATAATCTATACAAACCTATCAGCCTGCTTGTCAGTAACGGGGTTGCCACCATGATATACGCGACTGTGGACGCCAACACCGCCACAACTGCGGTTCTTGCCGTGCTCCATTCGGAGGAGTACGATTTTTAACCGGCCTCACCGTTGAGCCCGAAGACGATGAGGCGACTTTACTTGGCCAACTGGTAAGCGATCTCCAGACTGACATAGTTGTTGGGACGGACGAAATTACCGGAACGTTGAAGTATGTTACCGGGTACACTGGTTTTAGCAGTACTGTTTCAGAGCAGAGTGGCAACTATTTGGCGTTAAAGGTCGGGGTAGCCCAGACAGGACTTACAACCACGGTAGAGCTGATTGGGGGAACGCTTGGCGTTCCTGTTACGTTGGATGACGACATGAACATCATTATCCGAATTTCGGATCCTGCGACACAAACTGTTTGCGTGGTCACGGCGCTCGGTCGTGACTCTGTAACAAACGTATACGGTCTTACCGGGTTGACTTGCGAAGCCGAACCTGAGCCCGAGACCGATCCGTAAGGGAGAACGTCAAAATGGCAAAATTTTATGGCGCTGTCGGGTATACTGAAAGCGTGGAAACCGAACCGGGCGTGTATGAAGAAAAGATCACGGAACGCTATTATTACGGAGACGTGATCAAAAACATTAGACGGCTGGAGAATGGCCAGTCGCTGAACGACGACGTGGCGGTTAACAACCAGATAAGCATTGTTTCGGACCCCTACGCCATTGTGAATTTCTTTGCCATTCGGTATGTTAAATGGATGGGGGCTTCCTGGAAAGTAACAAATGCGGAAGTACAGAGCCCCCGTCTGATCCTGACGATTGGAGGCGTGTTTAATGGGCCTACGGGGTGGGCTACACAAGGACCTGTGTAATATTCTTTCTTCCTTTGGCGTGTGGCTGTGGGACCCAATCAATTTTGAGAAGGATACGCTTGCGGAGGCTATTGAACGGGAGGCGAAAAGGCACGTGTATTTTCAGCCTCCCGAAACATTTAAGATGACGTATCCCTGCATCGTATATGAGCGATCGGGAATTGATACCTGGTTTGCCGACAATAAACCTTATCTTCATGTGAAAAAATATACTGTGACAGTGATCGATAAAAATCCGGACAGCCGGATACCTGACAGTGTATCGAATCTGTTGCGGTGTTCTTTTAACAGACATTTTGTTACGGAGAATCTTTATCACGATGTGTTTACACTTTATTATTAAATTAAAAGGGGGACATTATCATGTCTAAACTTGTTTGGGATCAGACCGTTGATCGCAATCTTGAGACCGGCGTAGATCAGGGCGTTCTTTATCCCCAAAGCAGTGGGCTGTATCCCAATGGCGTTGCCTGGAACGGCCTTACCGGCGTAACCGAAAAACCAGGTGGTGCCGATCCTACCGCCTTTTGGGCAGACAACATTAAGTATAGTTCTATCCGCGCTGCCGAAACCTTTGCGGCGACTGTCGAGGCCTATACCTATCCGGATGAGTTCGCGGCTTGCGACGGCTCCTGCGAAATTGCCCCCGGAGTAAAGATAAGCCAGCAGCGTCGCCAGGCGTTTGGTATGTGTTATCGAAGTAAGATCGTTAATGAAAACGACAGCGATAGCGATAACAATTATAAGCTGCACATCATCTATAACGCGACGGCAGCCCCCGCAGAGAAGGCCTATGCGGCCGTCAATGAGACCCCCGAAGGGATCACTTTCTCTTGGGAATTGGACACCACAGCTATTTCTGTGACCGGCAAAAAGCCCACCGCCACGCTTGAGATTGACTCCACGAAGACCGACGCCGCAAAACTTGCTGCCCTGGAGACCATTCTATATGGCTCTGAAGGCGTGGCTCCCCGTCTGCCCCTTCCGGATGAGATTGCCTCTTTGATGCTTGGCACTGCGGCTGTTCCGACCTCCCCGACCTTCGTCGCCGCGACCGGCGTTCTTACGATTCCGACTAAAGTTGGCGTTATCTATTTTGTCAATGCCGTTGAAACTGCAGACGGTGATATGCCCGCTCTTGAAGGCGGCGTGTCTGTCGTAGTCACGGTTCAGCCTGACACAGGCTACTACTTCGCTTCCGGCACGAACACCACCTGGACGTTCACCAGCACCCAACCCTGATTAACCAATCTATGAGCCCGTAGGCCCGAATCCAAATCCGGGTGGCTATGAAAGCTGTAACGCGTTTCAGGTTAATATGCCGCATTCATCAGAAAGGCTCATCCAAATGAATCATAGAATATAAGGAGAGAACACAAATGTATAAGAAAACGATAACCTATACCGATTATGACGACAACAAACGAACCGAGGACTTCTACTTCAATCTGAATAAAGCCGAAATCATGGAGATGGAAATGGGAACTTCCGGCGGCATGCAGCGCATGTTGGAGAAGATCATCGCGGAACAGGACACCAAGAGAATCATTGATATGTTCAAGGAAATCATCGTTAAGGCTTATGGCGAGAAAGATTCCACCGGTAAGCGTTTCCTTAAAATCGACGATAATGGCCGGCCTCTCTATCATAATTTTATTCAAACAGAGGCTTACTCCGATTTATTTATGGAACTCGCCACTGACGCCGATGCGGCGACACGTTTTGTAAACGGTATCGTTCCTCAGGATATTGGGCCGCAGGATCACCTCACTGCAAAAAACAACGTCACTTCAGTAAAAGGATAAAGGAGAGCAGGGATGCTTCAGATTACTATCCCAAAAACGGAGTATTTTGATAATTTAACACAGACTTTTGTCGATATTCCAGGGGCTACGTTGCAGCTGGAGCATTCCCTTGTCTCCATTTCCGATTGGGAATCAAAATGGAAAAAACCCTATTTGTCCGCAATCCAAAAAACCAGGGAAGAGTATATAGATTATGTCCGCTGCATGACCCTTACCAAAGGCATCAATCCTTTGTGTTATCTGAACATATCACGATCGCTGTCTGACGAAATTGATGCTTACATTAATAACAGCATGACGGCTACCTGGTTCAACGACAAAAATACAGCAAAGTCTGGAAGAAGAGTTGTCACATCCGAGCTGGTCTACTGTTGGATGATTGCGCTGCATATTCCTTTTGAGTGCCAAGAATGGCATTTCAGCAGACTAATGACACTTATTCGGGTATGCAACACGGAGGGCGATCCTAATCAGAAGAAAATGAGCAGGAAAGAAGTCTATGAGCAGCAGAGAGCCCTCAATGTCGAGAGAAAGCGCAAATTAGGCACTCGGGGTTAAAGGAGTTCACCATGATCGGATTCAAGCACCGGGGCAGTTTTAACAAGATAGAAAAATTCTTCATCAGGATGTCCGGCGCTCGGTATCTGGATGTTTTGGATAAATACGGCCAAGCCGGGGTCGACGCTTTGGCTGCCGCAACACCTATCAACTCCGGAGAGACGGCAAAAAGCTGGGATTTCATTATTGAACGTGAGAAGACAAAAACTACCATCACCTGGGTCAACACCAATGCCAAAGACGGGGTAACCATTGCGTTGATCCTTCAGTATGGGCATGGAACCGGAACCGGCGGTTATGTGCAGGGAATCGACTATATCAACCCGGCCATCAAGCCGATATTCGAAAAGATTGCAGAAGAAGCATGGGGGGAGGTGATCATATCATGAGCAGCATAGACAAAAGAATCGTTGAGATGCAGTTTGACAATAGCCAATTCGAAAAAGGCATCTCGACAAGCATGAAATCTCTTGACGGACTGAAAAAAAAATTAAACTTTGATTCGGACTCTGCAGGAATGTCAAGTCTTATTTGTGCAGCGGATCTGGTTTCCAAAAGACTATCCACGATGGGTATTGCCGGGGTCACAGCGATTCAGAATATAACCAATTCTGTAGTAAATGCCAGCAAGAGAATGATATCCTCTCTTACTACGGATCAGCTATCTGCCGGAATGACAAAGTACGAGCAAAAAATAGCATCTGTTCAAACCATCATGAATTCAACTGGCAAAACAATCATGGAAGTTAATGATTATTTGGAGCAGCTGATGTGGTTCTCGGACGAGACCAGTTATGGTTTCACGGATATGACCGCAGCTCTTGCGCAAATGTCAGCCAGTGGCGGCGATGTCGAAAAATTGATTCCTCTTATTACCGGTGTTGCAAACGCTACTGCTTTTGCCGGTAAAGGCGCCGGAGAGTTCAGTAGAGCCATGTATAATCTTAATCAGTCGTATGGCATGGGGTATCTTCAGTCGATTGACTGGAAGAGCCTTGAACTTGCTGGTGTCGGCAGTAAACAATTAAAACAGATGATGATCGACACCGGTGTTTCCATGGGAAAGATTAAAGAAGGCGAAGTCACTGTTAGCAATTTCCAGGATACACTTAGCAATAAGTGGGCTTCTCGCGAGGTCATGGAGGAAGCTTTCGGCAAATTCTCCGAATTTTCGGACGCCGTTCGAAAATCGGTTGAATCTGGCGAATATGATACTGCATCTGAAGCTATCGAGGCGATGGCTGAAAAATATGATGAACTTGGTGTAAAAGCTTTTAAGTCTGCACAGACAGCTAAAACATTCACAGAGGCCGTCGGTGCTACAAAAGATGCGGTTAGCTCCGGGTGGATGAAAACCTACGAGATCCTATTTGGCAACATTACCGAGGCTACAGAGCTGTTTACAAAACTTACTGATATTTTATGGACGGCTTTTGCCAGTGGTGCGGAGAAACGAAACGAGGTTCTTCAGTCCTGGAAGGGCTTTGGCGGAAGGCTTGATCTGCTTAACGGGCTGGGGTCGATATACAATGCGGTGTTCTCCATGTCACAGGCCATCGGTGAAGCTTTCCGAAATATATTTCCGCCAATCACTGCCGAGACTCTTGTAAACATCACAAAGTCATTAAAAAACTTTGGCGATAATCTTTTGCACTGGCTGTTTGATGTCAACGATGGGACTAACCGGTTTCGCCAGATACGAAGCGTATTTGAAGGCATATTCTCTGTATTTAAGATCGGTATCGGTATTTTCAAGGCGGTTGGAAGTGCCTTATGGACCTTCCTCGGTCCGCTGCTGTCCAGCGCTTTTGATGGTGTGCTCGGTTTTTTTGCTGGTCTCGGCGATTCAATCACAAAGTTTGCTAAGGGATTCCGTAGTAATGAGACTGTTGTAAAGATTATGGGATATCTTAGTTCGGCCCTATCAGTTCTCGGGGATGTGATCAGGGTATCTTGGGGAGCAATCTCCAAATTCTTTGTAAACAACTTTCCAAAGTGGCTTTCAATCGCGCAGAAATATTTGGCGCCATTTGTTGAAAAATTTAACGGATTTGTTCAGACTGTTCGCACGGCTATTCGAGGATTGTTTGGCGAGAGAGGAAAAGACGACACCAAAACTATATTCCAGATTCTTAAGGAGATGCTCGCAACCCCAGAGGGAATCAACGAACTTAAAACAAACGTTATAACTTTTGTAACAAAGTTTTGGGAGGACCTCAAGACTTCTATTAAAACCATTTTGGGTAAGGGCGGGAAGTTAGAGGCAATTGGTAATTTTATTCTGCCCGTTATAGCAAAGATTAAAGAATTTGGCGTAAAAATAAAAGAAGCATTTAGATCTTTGCTCGACCCCGAGAATTTGAAATCAAAAACCGGAATCTGGACACTATTAAAAGAGACTTTTGCAACTCCAGAAGGAGCCAAAGCGTTTATCAATCGCGTTGTCCAGATGGTAAAAGATACTTGGAAAACGATAAAAGAAAAAATTATAGGTATCTTTACCGGAACAGGATCAGACGAGGTTGCCAAAAGCTATAAAGATCTTATCGGTATCGGTTATCGGACTGCCAGCGCCGGTATGTCCGATGTCAATTACACGTCAGGCGAAAAAGACAAACCGGGTGGATTGCTTGGCGGTATTTTTACATTCCTTGAGGCTGTCTGGGGATGGCTGAAAGGCAATTGGGGATGGTTGGCCGGAGGAGCGTTCTTAATCGGTCTGTTCGCCGTTTTGTTCAAAACCCTCAAGGTTGCAAAAATCTTTGCTACCGTTGGAACGATTCTTGCCCAAAATGAAACCCCTCTGAAACGCGACTTTAGTAAAACTTTTCTCAAAATTGCAGGCTCGATCGCAATTATCGCAGGTTCGATTATTGCCATCTCAAAGATCGATAAAGATCGCCTTGGGTCGTCTATAGCTGTTGTCGCCGGAATTTTGACTGTTCTTACACTTATAACTGTGCTCGGTTCACGCAAAAAAATACAGCTCAGCCTTCCAAAATTTAATTCTATAGGAACACAAATGGCCGGCATATCAGCCGCTATTCTGATGATGGTTATAGCCCTTGATAAGGCTTCTGATATTATTGGCGCTGGAAGCATCGAAGACTGGAAGCGAATTATGCCGGGTCTGATTCTCATAACGGCCCTTCTGGCAACCATGACCGTCTTTGCTAACGGTCTTGGGAAAATGGACGGAAACGGCAGTAAGCATGGTTGGAAGAATATCATTGCGGTAGCCATCGGAGCATGGATCCTCATTAAAGCACTCAAGCCGTTAATGAATCTTGAACATGCGCAGCTTCTTAATATGGGTTACGCACTTGGCGGGCTTACAATAGCGATCGGAGCGCTCATAGCGGTAAGCCGAATTGGCAGTGGTTCAGGAAAGATAACGGGAATCATCAAACTTGCCATTGGCATATGGCTCCTTGTGAAAACCCTTAAACCGTTTGCCGATATGGACAAGGATCAATTCATCAAAATGGGAGTCGCACTTGGCGGAATTGTTGCAGCCATTTCCATATTTATGCTGGCGAGCAAGGGTTTGGATGCCAAGAGTGTTGTCGGATCTATATTGGCACTTGGTGCCATGGCCGGCGTCATTTATGTCCTGGGAAATGCTCTGCAATCCATTAAAAATATGAGCTGGCAACAGATAGGAGCCTTCACCGGTGGCATCACCAAAATGGTTCTTGCCATGTCGGTGCAGACATTCGTGTCTGGACTCAGCTGGTTCTCCGGTATAAACTCTCTGCTTGCAAGCGGTGGTTTGGCCGGTGTTATATTTATGCTTGGGGACGCCATGTCCAAAATTCCAGAAGATATTAACCCAGACGTTATTGCTACATTTACTGCTGGACTTGCTTTACTTGTAGGGGCTAACGGCGTTTCTGCACTTCTTAACGGTTTCTCGCCATTGTCTGGTGTGAACAATTTTTTATCCAGTCTTGGTCTGTCGGCTGTTATACCTATTCTTGGAGATACGTTATCAAATATTCCAGAAGATATTGACACCGATGTCATTGCTACATTTACTGCTGGACTTGCTTTACTTGTAGGCGCTAACGGCGTTTCTGCACTTCTTAACGGTTTCTTGCCATTGTCTGGTGCGAACAATATCTTATCCAGTCTTGCACTATCGGCTGTTATACCTATTCTTGGAGACGCTTTATCAAAAATTCCAGAAGATATTAACCCAGACATTATTGCTACATTTACTGCTGGACTTTCTTTACTTGTAGGCGCTAACGGTGTTTCTGCACTTCTTAACGGTTTCTTGCCATTGTCTGGTGCGAACAATATCTTATCCAGTCTTGCACTATCGGCTGTTATACCTATTCTTGGAGACACGTTATCAAAAATTCCAAACGATATTGATACAGACGTTATTGCCGCATTTACTGCTGGACTTTCTTTACTTGTAGGGGCTAATGGCGTTTCTGCACTTCTTAACGGTTTCTCGCCATTGTCTGGTGTGAATAGCATCTTATCCAGTCTTGCACTATCGGCTGTTATACCTGTTCTTGGAGACACGTTATCAAAAATCCCAGACGATATTGATACAGACGCCATTGCTGCTTTTACTGCGGGACTTTCTTTACTTATAGGGGCTAACGGCGTTTCTGCACTTCTTAACGGTTTCTCGCCATTGTCTGGTGTGAATAGCATCTTATCCAGTTTCGCATTATCAGCTATTATACCTGTTCTTGGAGACACGTTATCAAAAATTCCAGACGATATTGATACAGACGCCATTGCTGCTTTTACTGCGGGACTTGCTTTACTTGTAGGGGCTAATGGCGTTTCTGCACTTCTTAACGGTTTCTCGCCATTGTCTGGTGTGAACAATGTTTTATCCAGTCTTGCACTGTCCGCTGTCATACCTGTTCTTGGAGACACGTTATCAAAAATTCCAAACGATATCGACACTGATGTCATTGCCGCATTTACGGCTGGACTTTCTTTACTTGTAGGGGCTAATGGCGTTTCTGCACTTCTTAACGGTTTCTCGCCATTGTCTGGTGTGAACAATGTTTTATCCAGTATTGAATTATTGGCTGTTATACCTATTCTTGGAGCTGCTTTAGAAAAGATTCCAGACGATATTAGGATAGATGTTATTACAGCGTTCACCACTGGGTTGTCTTTACTTGTTGGTGCCAATGGTGTTTCGGCGCTTCTTAACGGCATCTCGCCGTTGTCTGGTGTGAACAATGTTTTATCCAGTCTTGGATTAGCCTCCGCCATGTCTACTCTTGGGGACGCGTTAACAAAAATTCCAGATGTTAAAGAGAGTGTAATAACTGCATTCACGACAGGTTTGGCAAACCTTATCGGCGATGAAAATACAAACGGTTTGAAAACTTTCTTTGAGGCCATAAGCCCGTTGAGCGGAATTAATGATGCGTTAACCAACCTGGGTCTCTCGACACTTGTTGAAAATGTTGGCACAGCACTCTCCGATATGGCTAACTCCAAAGCATCTGAGGAAACGGTTACTGTGTTCTGGGATGCTCTTACTAAGCTTAAGGAGTTTAGTGAAGCCCTACCTGATATGAACCTTGGGGAGTTGTTAACCAAGGCTGTTCTCGGCGACGAGGTGACTTCTTTTTCCGCGTCAATCACGAGTCTCGGGAATTCCATGAATACTGTTTTCGGCGCGTTTAATCTCATAGATACTGATAATTTTGAGACTAAAGTAACGTCGGGAATGGGCCTTTTAACCAAGTTAAAAGATTTTCTTATTGTAGCAAATACTGATGACGCATTAGCCACGGGAGGTCTGTATAATCCCATGGCTGTCTCGTCACAGTTACTGATGGATTTGACAGTTCTTGGAGAAGATCTAAACACTTTTAATGAAAACATTGAGGGCATACAGCCACTTAAATTTGGTATAATTGTCAACGCTGTAACCGGATATGCAACTGCACTTTCTGGTCTTCTAAAGGTAGTTGACGGCGACGAAGGAGTCTTTGACCCGCTTATCACCTCGCTTGGCGAGCTGTCAGCCGTCCTGTCAACTGATATTATCGGTGAACTCTCTGACAAAATTCAAAATGAAACCAGCATAACCGATATGGAGGACGCTTTTAACGAAGTCTTATTGGCGGGTCTCTTGACAATTCTGGATTCAATCGACTCTTTTTGCGATTACGGAAATATTCTGACGGCAAGCCTTTCTGACGGCGTTCAAGATGAAATCAGTACAATAAAAATAAACGATGCTTTCGAAGCCGTCTTAGTAGAGGGCCTCTCCGCAATCAAGGACCGCTTCACTTCTTTTTATAGTTACGGAGCCGGTTTGGTAACCAAGGTGTCGGCGGGAATAGTAGCCAACTCGCTCTCCAAAATGAACAGTGCTGCTTATAACCTTGTTCAGGGTTTTGCGACGGGAATTTACAAATACACGTATCTTGCGACATCTGCGGCATATAGTCTTGGTGCAAGCGCGATTGATGCACTCAATGAAGGAACCGACTCACACTCGCCATCGGAAGAGGGTATCGCCGGTGGCCACAATGTTGCTGATGGTTTTCAAATCGGAATCGACGATCGAAAAGCGGAGATTCTGGATAATCTCTACGAATTTGGCAAAGCTTCAGTAACCGCCCTTAATGATGGCGTGAACGTTGAATCAGAAAATGGTCTGCTTGGAAGCAGTGGAATAGTCAGCAAGTTTAAAACAATTTTTGACAATACAAAAACGAATATTGAAGACCTTATACCGAACGATTTTAGTAATCCTATTAACGACTTTGCACGTATGTCGGGTCTTGACGGATGGCTTGACCTATTCGGTCTATCAGAAATTATCGATGGAAATGCGGCAACAACTGCTGATGATACGGCTGACGTTGTCAAGAAGAAAACGCCAACAGCCGCCACGAACCTTAGTTACATGCAGACCGTAGGCCTCGCCCCCACCCAGAATGCGCAGAATGACATTCTCGTAGATAAACTTGACAATCTCGCACGAGCGATTACGACGATGAAAATTGTTATGGACAGTGGTGTTCTGGTTGGTCAGATCGGCCCTAAGATGGACCAGCATCTCGGAATTGCTTCGCTCTATGCCGGACGGCAATAAGTAAACAGGCGACTTGACTCCAATCCCGGCTTAGACGGTGTAAAAGCTATCTATGCCGGGATATTTTTATTTATCAGAAAGGAGGAGCTTATGTTTACAATTTATGCAGATGAGCAACTCCTATATTCAGCAGATATTCAAGAAGAGAATCCCATATTGTCCCCGGCATTGAAGCTCGAAATGGGCAAGGCTGGGATTTTGGACCTCGTTATATTACCAAACCACTACCTATATAACTATATCGATAAGCTTAAAACCAAGATCACCGTATTCATGGACGAGACAGAGCTGTTCAGAGGTCGTGTCCTGAACTGGGAAGACGACTTTTATAACCAGCGTACCGTTCATGTAGAGGGAGATCTGGCCTACCTATTGGATTCCATCCAGCCGCCGCGAAGGGTTGAGATAACCGTTACCGAGTTTTTGGTGCAGGTCATCGCAGAACATAACCTTCAGGTCGAATCGGACAAGCATATTACCCTTGGTCAGGTCACCATTGACGCGGCCAATACGGTACTTACATTTGACAACAATACCTATCGAGATACCAGGGCAACCATTGACGAAGATCTTATTTCTGTCTATGGCGGTTTTTTGAGGACTCGTACAGTCGGAACAACGACTTATCTTGATTACCTTAAGGATTACGGCACCAGCGTATCTCAGGTTTTACAATTCGGAACCAATATACTGGATCTTTCAAAACAACTCTCCTCGACAGAGATCTATACGGTATTGCTGCCGCTTGGAGACTCTGTTGAATCCACTTCCGGACTTCCGCCACTTCCTGTGACCATTGAATCGGTCAACGAGGGAAGCAAACTCCTCGAAAACCTTGATGGAATAGCTAAATACGGCCGAATCGTTCACGTTGAATCATTTTCCGGAATTACCGACCCGGCTGCCTTAAAAGCCGCCGCCGAGACTTACTTCGACCGGGTCTATATTGAGCCCTATCATACCTTCATTATCAAGGCCATCGATCTTCATCTATTTGACACAAGCATTCAACAGTTTTCAGTTGGCAGCACGATCCGGATTTTATCCGCGCCTCATGACGTCGATATCATCAGAACAGTGCTGTCCATCAACTATGATATTGAGAATGTCGAAAACACAGAGCTTACGATCGGGCCGGTTATTGATCTTCCGGATTCCACGTTATCCGGTCAATCTTTGAGTCAGGCTGTTGGCAGTACGTTGGGCGGATCCAGCGGAGGAACACTCGGTCAGGTCCTTAAATACATATCCGAAGAACAGGACTGGGTCAAAATCTCTGCCAATAAGATCGATTTGATCGGCGAGACGATCACCCTTCAGGCTGGAGATATTTCTTCTCTGGGGGCACAGATTGTTATTGAAAAAGATCGAATCACTTATGAGGTAAACAGAGCCACCGACGTTGAAGGAACATTATCGGGAAGAATTACGGTGGCCGCGAGCAACATCGAGCTAAAGGTCTCCAAAAACGATGTTATCAACGCCATCAATGTCAGCAACGAAGGAATCACCATCGACGGTACCAAAATTACTATTACCGGGGAGAACGGGATAATTGTCCAAGGTTCTCTGATTATTGAGAACGAACTAAGCGCTGTCAGTGCGTCGATCAATAACCTGAAATCCGGCATCACAACAGCGACCCTCCTTAGGACCGCTCAGCTTATATGCACCGGGGACATCAGCCAGGTTGACAGCTTTAGTTCGAACTACATCACTGTCGGAACAAGCGGATCCATCTATAGTCTGACAACCAACAATATCCTGAATGCCGCAAATATATCCACCGCAAGTTTAAGTCTTAGTGGAAACGACCTTCAAACGCTTCTTGCCGGAAAACTCGGAACAGGGGGCAAAGCCGCCGACAGTAGTAAACTTGATGGAAGGCCTTATAGCGACTTTGTGCTAAATAGTTCTTTGGTTAGCACGTTGTCAAACTATTGCACTGAAACGCGCGTAAACGAACTGATCGCAGCCGCTACCATTGCCTGGTCACATGTCTCCGATAAGCCGACTGCATTCTATCCGACTTCTCACCGTCACGCTTATGCCGTTAGCGAGACTATTGCAAACGGCCATACGCATAAAGTTACTGTTGATGGTACCGAATACACGTCTCAAGGCGTGTCAGTAAACGCTACACATACACTGAGTATAAGCGATTATACCAGTTATTCAGGCGGTTAATAATTCAAAATGGAGGAAATATGCAAAACGACTTGCTTAAAACGGTTATCAGCACTCTTAACCAGGTTGAAGTTCATGGTCAGGAAAACCTTGCCAGACTTTACAACGTTATTGATCAACTGAAGCAGCTGGATGCTTTTCTAAGCAATCAGACAAAAGTAGAAACAGAGGTACCACATGATTCAAAATCGGCAA